CATTAGTTACGTTAGTATTTAGGGAAGCGTTAGTCACGTTGACATTCTGAGACACACTTCCGGACGTGTTAGTGAAATCTGTATTCCAACACGACACATATCTACCCGCAGTATCATTGCTCCATATACCTAGAAACAGCTTCTCACCAGCCGCCATAGTCTGAGGTCCAATATAACAAGTGAATTCAGGCATTCTGATAGCTGTACCGTTTGTCCCCGCTATATAGTTCAGTCCTATCCAGGACACAAACAAGGTCGACGTTGGGAGCGCTGATATGTCCGTGAACGTAGTGAATGTCACGGCCTTTTGGATAGAGGCCAGCAACGAGGTTGAATAGTTACTAGTTGACGTACCCCCATAACTGATAACGACCGTGCCAAAGTCGTAAACACCTGCGGTTGCGGCGGTGAATACAGTAGTATTCAAGGTCGTGTTAACGTTAAACCCAGCTATAATCCGCCCCCGAAAAGGCGTCAAAGGCTGACCGTTGCCATAGGGGTTAAACCGTCCCTCCTTGAAACGGGCCTTGTTTAAGTTACGTTCATAGATCTGTAACCAATCCTCATCTACAGGGCGGCTTGCGTTCAGCTCCTTGCTGACGCCCCGTTTTGATTTCCTCTTGAAATCATAAGTCATGGTGTCCCTCTCACCCACAGAGTCCTTCCTTTTGAAGGCAGTCACCGGCTTACCCGGAGCAGAAGTTCTTTCTCGGCTACTTCGTTCCCATCTGTTTTTACCTACAGCACGGCTTGCTTTGTTCTCCCCAACATATAATAAATTTTCTCGGCGTATACAGCCACAATATAATACTTCAGATCAGCAGTTCGACGCTGCTCGTAGTCGCCCGACGCCTAGGAATACAGCTCCTAAACCGCGCCCATTACCATCATCATCCCTATACAGGGCGGAGTTGTCAGTCTCCGGTTTCTTAAAACGGTATCAATTGCTTAAATATACCCTCCGCCTACTACACCAATATTACCAAAAGTAATTTTAACACAGTGTCAGGTTTGGGAACCTGATCCACCCCGGAGCCGATTAAGGCCCTCCAAAGCTGAGGTGTTTATCACGTGGGTCAGCAGCTAACAATGGGCGCAAGGATTGGTAAACCTCCTACTTTCGTGCATTCTTAAACCACTGCCATAACGATAGGTACGTATGTCATAGACTAGTGTCCAGCCCAATCTCCCTCTGACTTCCAATATAAATACAAACCATGGGTATTATAACCTCAAAATACGGAAAAGTGTCTTATAGTCGCTTTGCACGCACCCGCAGTCTAAATGTTTTGATTACTTCAACCCATATGTTATCCATTATCTCGCAAGCCAGTCTTCAATCAAACCAGCTGTG